AAGAGATCCAGATAGTAGAATTAACAAAGCACTTAGACGTTGGAATTGTAATTAATTTTTTAGAGGTTCGTTATGGCAAATAATGATGTTTATCTTGGTAATCCGCTATTAAAAAAAGCGAATACCACTCATGAATTTACTGAAGAGCAAATTATTGAGATTGCAAAATGTATGGAAGATCCCGTATATTTTGCAAAAAATTATGTAAAAATTGTAACCCTTGATCATGGATTGCAACCTTTCAAGTTATATCCTTTTCAAGAGAAACTTGTAAGGAGATTTCACGAGCATAGATTTAATATTTGTAAGATGCCTCGTCAGACGGGGAAAAGTACCACTGTAGTATCTTTCCTATTACACTATGCAGTGTTTAATGATAATGTGAATATTGGCATTCTTGCAAACAAAGCAGCAACAGCAAGAGAACTCTTAGACAGACTGCAAACTGCTTATGAAAACTTACCGAAGTGGATGCAACAAGGAATTATATCGTGGAACAAGGGTTCCTTGGAACTGGAGAATGGAAGTAAAATCTTGGCTGCTTCTACTTCTGCTTCTGCAGTTCGTGGTATGTCATTCAATATTCTATTTTTGGACGAATTTGCATTCGTTCCAAATCATATCGCAGATTCATTCTTTGCATCAGTATATCCGACAATTACTTCAGGTAAAAACACAAAAGTAATTGTTGTATCTACCCCACACGGTATGAATCATTTCTACCGAATGTGGCATGATGCTGAGAAAGGAAAAAATGAATATATTTTTACTGATGTTCATTGGAGTGAAGTTCCAGGAAGAGACAATGAATGGAAAGCGCAGACTATTGCAAACACTTCAGAACAACAATTTAAAGTTGAATTTGAATGTGAATTTTTGGGATCAGTAGATACTCTTATTGCACCATCAAAACTTAGAAGTCTCGTTTATGACCATCCCAAGACCCGTAGCGCAGGTTTAGATGTATATGTAGATCCTATTGAGAACCATGACTATTTGATCACTGTGGATGTTGCTAGAGGGGTTGGAAATGATTATTCAGCATTCACTGTTGTTGATATAACTGAGTTTCCTCATAAAGTAGTTGCAAAATACAGAAATAATGAAATTAAACCGATGCTTTTCCCAAGCATAATTGATGAAATTGGGAAGAGTTATAACGAAGCATATATTTTATGTGAAGTTAATGACGTTGGAGATCAAGTAGCAAGTATTCTTCAATATGACTTAGAATATAAAAATCTTTTAATGTGTTCTATGCGAGGTAGAGCTGGTCAAATTGTTGGGCAAGGATTTAGTGGTAAGAAAACTCAACTTGGAGTAAAGATGTCCAAGACAGTAAAAAAAGTTGGGTGCCTCAATCTTAAAACTATGATTGAAGAGAATAAATTATATTTAAATGATTATGAGATAATTTCAGAATTAACTACATTTATTCAGAAGCATAATTCATTTGAGGCTGAAGAAGGGTGCAACGACGACCTTGCAATGTGTCTGGTAATTTATGCTTGGTTAGTTGCACAAGATTATTTCAAAGAACTTACAGATCAAGATGTGAGAAAAAGATTATATGAAGAGCAGAGAAATCAAATAGAACAAGATATGTCTCCGTTTGGGTTTGTATCTGACGGATTGGATAGCAGTAGTTTTATTGATAATGATGGGGATAGATGGTATGTTGATGAATATGGAGACAGGTCTTACATGTGGGAATACATGTAATGGATTTAGATAAGCAAATAAAACTTGGTCATTTGTTGCTAGTAGATAGGAAGTGTAGAGTTTGTGGAGAAGTTAAAAATTTGATAGACTCTTTTTATAGGACAAGAAAAGATAGAGGGCCAGTTACATCTTCATACTCATATGAGTGTAAAGAATGTACAATAAAAAGAATTTGTGGTAGAAAAAATATAATAGAAAAAGATTTAAAATGGGAATATCCTGATTGGTAAATATTCACGTCATATTTCCCCTGTGTAAAGTATATTTTTAATAAATATTTTTTAGATAAACTGAGACTTTACGGAGAAAAACATGGCGACTCCTCAATTATCTCCAGGCGTACTCGTCAGAGAGGTTGATTTAACAGTAGGAAGAGCTGATAATGTTTTAGATAATATTGGAGCTATTGCTGGACCATTTCCAATCGGTCCAGTCGATTATCCAATTGATATTGCAACCGAACAAGATTTAATCAATACTTTCGGAAAACCAATTTCAACAGATTCACAATATGAATATTGGATGAGTGCTTCATCTTATCTTTCATATGGTGGTGTTCTTAAAGTTGTTAGAACTGGTGGATCAACACTTAACAATGCTAATGCTGGAGTTGGTGCTGCTTCAACATCTTCATTAAAGATTGATAATTATGATGATTATATCAATAATCATTCAGATGCAAATAACTTCACATTTGCTGCAAAGAATCCCGGTTCTTGGGCAAATAATTTAAAGGTTTGTGTAATTGACGATCTAGCAGACCAAATTATTGGAATTGCTACTACTAACGTCGGTTCTCTTGGCGCACAGATTGGGTATGGAGTAACTGCAACACTAACTTCAGTAATTTTACCTGGAGCAGGATCCACTGCTTCATTTACTGGATTTCTCAAAGGCATTATTACAGGTATAACTACCGATGTCGCAAACAACACCAGCAGTATTTCCGTAAAAATTACTTCAAGAGTCTCTTCAGCAGGAACTGAAACTCAAATCAACTATGCTGCCGGCACTTCCTTCGCAGCATTTGCAGCACCGCAAACTGTTACATTTGTCAATTCTTCTGGCGTTTATGCAGGATCTGCTTCTGCCGCTTCTGCTTTGGATTGGTACGATCAGCAAACTCTTGGACTATCTAATACCACAATTTACTGGAAATCTATTGCGCCCAAACCAACGACAAACAAATATTCTTTAGATAGAAACGGAAAAAATGATGGCATTCACATAGTAGTTGTTGATGATCTAGGAACTATTACTGGCAATCAAGGAACTATTATTGAAAAGCATATTGGTCTTTCTAAAGCACTAGATTCTGTGTCTGCAGTTAATTCTCCACAGAAAATTTGGTATGAGCAATATCTTGCTGATTTTTCATCTCAAATTTATGCTGGCGGAAATCCATCAAGCGCATCAGACACTTATTGGGCAACTGCTCCAAGAGCAACTGGATTTACTACATATTCCGGAGTTGCATCTGCTTCATTCACTCCAATTTCAACATCAAATGGTGTTTGGGGATTAAGTGCTCAAGATGTGGTCTTTAGTGCAATTGGAAACAAAACATATACTTTAGCAGGTGGTGTCGATTATTCTGCCAATGGTGGAATGAAGGCAACTCTAGGAGATTTGATTACATCGTATGATAAGTTCTCTAATAAAGATGAAATCCAAGTTGATTACCTAATTATGGGTCCTGGTATGGACTCAGTATCAGATTCTCAAGCAAAAGCAAGCTATTTAGTTTCTCTTGCAGAGCAGAGAAAGGACTGTGTAGCGACAGTTGGTCCTCACAAATCTGATTTGGTTGGACTTACCAATACAACAACACAAACAACAAATCTCATCAAGTATTTTAGTTCACTCCCATCCTCATCATATGCAGTCTTTGATAGTGGGTATAAGTATACTTACGATAGATTCAATAACAAGTTTGTGTATGTTCCTTGCAACGCTGATATTGCAGGTCTAATGTGCCGTACTAACATTGTTGCATATCCTTGGTTCTCTCCTGCTGGTCAGCAAAGAGGAATTATTAATAATGCAATTAAACTTGCATATAATCCAAATAAGGCGCAAAGAGATCAACTCTATCCACAGAGAGTCAATTCAATTGTAACTCAACCTGGTATTGGAACTCTTCTTTTTGGAGATAAAACTGCTCTTGGATATGCATCTGCATTTGACAGAATCAATGTTCGTCGCCTGTTCCTTACTATTGAACAAGCCCTACAAAGAGCTGCTCAAGCACAACTGTTTGAACTGAATGATGAACTGACCAGAGCAAACTTTAAGAATATTGTTGAACCTTATCTTCGCGATGTTCAAGCAAAGAGAGGACTTTACGGATTCTTCGTTGTTTGTGATACAACAAACAACACTCCAGATGTTATTGATAATAATGAATTTAGAGCAGATATTTTCTTAAAACCAGCAAAATCTATCAACTACGTAACTCTTACTTTTGTTGCAACTCGTACAGGAGTAAGCTTTGAAGAAGTTGCAGGTACTGTTTGATATTATTATTCAATAAATAACCTAAGGAGGTAACGACCGTGGCAAGACTCAAAACAATCTCTCAATTTAAGAGTGCTCTAAGTGGTGGTGGTGCTCGCCCCAATCTATTTGAAGTTGAATTAACAACTTTTCCTACCGGAATTACTTGGGATGCTGATAAATTTAAGTATCTCTGCAAAGCAGCCGCTCTACCTGGTTCAAACGTTGCAAGTATAGATGTTCCTTTTAGAGGAAGAACTTTTAAAGTTGCTGGTGACAGAACCATTGATGCTTGGACTGTAACTATCATTAATGATGAAGACTTCAAACTCAGAAGAGCATTTGAATCTTGGACTGAACTGATTGCAAAACTTGACAATAACTTGGGTGCAACAAATCCAGGAGCATATATGAGTAATGCAACTGTTTATCAACTCGGAAGAGGTTCTCAGATAAACAGCACTACTAATGCAGGTGCAGATAGTTCTATCTTAGCTGCCTATAAGTTTGTTGATATTTTTCCAACAAGCGTATCACCAATTGATTTGTCTTATGACAGTGGAGATACTATTGAAGAATTCACTGTAGAATTCCAGGTTCAATCCTACGAAATTATAAGCTCAGCGACAGCATCTAAAGTCTGATAAATAGACAAAAGGCAACGAACAAAATAAATTATGGCAAGATTATTTGGATTCTCTATTGACGATAACGAACCACTATCTCCAAGTACAGTCAGTCCTGTTCCTCCCAATAATGAGGATGGGACTGACCACTACCTGAGTAGTGGTTTTTTTGGTTCTTATGTAGATATTGAAGGTGTATATAGAACAGAGTTTGACTTAATTAAAAGATATCGTGAGATGGCACTTCATCCAGAATGCGATAGTGCTATTGAAGACATTGTAAATGAAGCCATTGTATCGGATACAAATGATACTCCTATTGAAATTGAGCTTTCAAATTTGAATGCTAGTGATGGAATTAAAACTAAAATTAGACAGGAATTTAAATATATTCTTTCTCTCTTAGATTTTGATAAAAAATCCCATGAAATTTATAGAAATTGGTATATTGACGGAAGACTATACTATCATAAAGTGATTGATTTTAAGAATCCTCATGAAGGAATTCAAGAATTGCGTTACATAGACCCAATGAAGATGCGGTATGTAAGGCAACAGAAAAAATCCGAAAAAGATAATTATAGATTGTCAAATGTTAATAGTGACAATCCAATGGATTTTGAATTTCCTAAGATTGAAGAATATTTTGTTTATAGTCCAAAATTAACATATCCAACAGGAAATCCATCTTCTATGGGAGGATCTCAGGGCATCAAAATGTCCAAAGATTCTATTACATATTGCACTTCTGGTCTAGTAGATAGAAATAAAGGATCAACACTTTCATATTTACATAAAGCAATTAAGTCCCTTAATCAACTTAGAATGATTGAGGACTCTCTTGTAATTTATAGATTGTCTCGTGCTCCAGAAAGACGTATTTTTTATATTGATGTTGGCAATCTACCCAAAGTAAAGGCAGAACAATATTTGCGTGATGTGATGATGCGCTATCGTAATAAACTTGTTTATGATGCTTCAACAGGAGAGATCCGCGATGATAAGAAGTTTATGGCAATGCTTGAAGATTTTTGGCTTCCAAGAAGAGAGGGTGGTAGAGGAACAGAAATCTCTACACTTCCTGGCGGACAAAATCTTGGAGAAATTACAGACATTGAATATTTTAAGAAAAAACTTTATCGTTCATTAAATGTTCCACCATCAAGAATGGATGGGGAAGGTGGATTTAATCTAGGTCGTTCTTCTGAGATTCTTCGCGATGAAGTCAAGTTTAGTAAATTTGTTGCTCGCTTAAGAAAGAGATTCTCATATATGTTCCATGATATGTTGAGAACCCAACTAATTCTCAAAAATATCATAACCCCAGAAGATTGGGATACTATGGAAGAACATATTCAATATGACTTCCTCTATGATAATCACTTTGCAGAACTTAAGGATGCAGAACTTCTGAATGAAAGATTAAATATGGTCCAAATTGCAGAACCATATGTTGGAAAGTATTTTTCTCAAGATTACTTAAGAAGAAAAATCTTGCGTCAAACTGATGAAGAAATTATAGAACAAGATAAAATTATGAAGAAAGAAATTGAAGATGGGATAATTCCAGATCCAAATCAACCAATAGATCCAAATACTGGTATGCCTTTAGACCAAACATCACAAATGGATTTGGGACAACCCGTCATGGAACCAGAAATTAACCCATCTATAACGGAACCAAATGCGAAAGTAGCAGAGATGCCTAAGGGTGGAGAGATATAAATAGAGAAAATTACTTAGGTATTAAAATGGATGACCTTCTTGATATGATTGTTGCAGATGAATCACCTTCACAAATCAGCGACAAAATTAAAGAACTTCTTTTTACAAAATCAGCAGAAAAAATTGACGAATTTCGCCCAATTATAGCAAATTCAATGTTTAATGGAGATAATGAAGAAACAGGGGAAGAATGAAATCATTCAAACAATTTCTTTCAGAAAGTATAAGTATTGCTGGAGATTTTAACGGCAATCTTTATATTAATAATTCTGAACCTCAAGTACAACAAGTTGGTGAAGAATATATTGCTGATGTAATGTGGAATGGAAACTTTTATAGACTCGAACTAGTCACAAAAACTGGAATTCCATCAACAAGAGACCTTGGCGAGCAACTGCAATCTAATTATCCTGGAGCGGTTGTTCATCAAATTTATCCAGTTACTGAAAAGAATTTAAACATCAAAAATACACAAAGATACCACCCATCAAAGTTAGAATGGATTGAGTGATAAATGGCCCAGTGGAATAAAGTAGAACAAGATTATTTAAATCAGGAAAGGAGTCTTTTTGAAGTACCTATGATTGCCACAAAAGATGGCAGTCCAGTTTCTTTTGAGAACCCATTTCCAGTATCTCTTGGAAGTTCAAATATTACAATTAATGGCGATGTGAGTATTGGAGCAACTGTAGATGTTTCAAGTACTCCGGAAAATCCAGTTCATACTCACATCACAGAAGTTGGGATAAG